GTGTTGACGCCGATGGAGAAGGTTGTGGCACTGAGAACGGTGATGGTGAAGTCGATATCTTCAACCTCGGTCATGCCGTTCGTGTCGAACAGGCGCACCACTTGGCCCGTCGTGTAGCCATGCGCCGACGAGGTCGTGACGACGCCCGGATTGGCCTTGCTGATCGCCGTGATGGTGAGGCCGGTATATTCGCGCGCGTCGAGGCCCGCATTGCAGGCGCGGGCATAGAGCACCACGCCGGAGCAGCCCACGAATTGGCAATCGTCAATATCGCGGTTGTCCCAGGCCGAATTCGAGATCAGGCCGTCGCCCGTATAGGTGCCGTAGCCGGTGCTGTTCTCGCCCTGCAGCTCGAAGGTGTTGGCGGCCGCATTGAGGTTTGCCACCGTGAAGGCGCGGCCGTTGAGCTGGGTCATGCCCTTGCAGCCGGTAATGAAAATCCGCTGGCCGTTGGCGTAGTTGTCGGCGCCGACATAGGTCACCACGGCCGGGTTGGCCTTGGTCACCGCCGAGATCACGTTCACCGTGCCGTTGACGGCCGGCACGAACTGGAACAGATCGTCGCCGGCTTCCGCATAGCAGCCCGTGACCGTGTTGTGCCGCCCCCCGGTGCAGCGGATGCCGCCCGAGCCCGTGTCATTCAGCGGGTCGAGGATGTGAACGCCGGAAATCAGGTTGCTGTCGCCAATGAAGCCGATGGCCTTGCCTTTGCCAAAGGTCTTCAACACTGCGCCCGAGATAACCGAGCGGTTCATGTTGAGTTTGAAAATATTGCGGCGGCGCGACGTGGCGTCCTTGCCCCATTCTCCCCCCAAAATGCGGAAATTCTCAACAGCTACGTTGTCGTCTTCCTGCCCCACAAGGTCGCCATCAAAAGCACCTTCAAATCGGGTCTGTGGACCGAAGACCAGCGAAGCATTGTCCTTCATGTTGATTTGAGAGAGACAGGTATAGGTGCCTGGGTCGCCATCAGTAATAGTGCCGCCCGTTACCGATGACCAGTCGATAGCCGCCTGAATGTACGCAGTGTTGTCAGTATTATCCGGCTTTGCCCCAAATTCACGCAAGGTACGGGAAAACACTGCCGCTCCGAACGGCAGCATCATCAGCGTTGTTGGATTATAGGATTCGTTGATGTTGTCGATAACAGACGAGCCGTCCTTGCCGATCAGGCGATTATTCGCCCACAGCACATTCTTGACGTTCGGCCAAAGATGCGCCCCGACATTGCGGAAGGCGATTTGATTTGCGGCAATATCAATGTCTGCGCCGCCCTTGACTTCAATGAAACGGCCATAGCGGGTCAACGTGCCGTTTGAACTAAAGGCTGCATAGGTGGATGAGTCGATATGCGCGTCAGTTTGATAAGTCTTGGCGACGAATGTTCCGGCCCCTGTATTCAGTGAAGTCACCTTGACCGGAATGCTGTTCAGTTCCGTGGTGCCTCCGATGCCATAAAGATAAACAATGTCGTTCTCTGCCAGTACGCCATTTGCGCTCGACAGCGTTACAGTGCCGCCACTAATGTAGGTGGTGAAGGCCGAGCTATCGACACCAACAAGCTCAAAGGTGTTTGCTGCGGTGTTGACGTTCTGAATACGGCCCGAATATCCGTTCAGTTCCGTCATACCAACAATGTCGGACAAACTCGTCGTATCGTCTTCGTCAAAAGCATCGCCGCCGGAAAAAGTGATGACGCAAGGGTTAGTCTTGCTAATCGCCGTGATCATCCTTGTCTTCGACACAGTGCTGTACAAGAGCGTTGTTGTTACTCCGCGTGTCACACCTGTAATTAATAGTTCCAAATCGCCCTTGCGGAAACTACGATTATGTGCTACGATGCTCTGCAGCGTGGCCGCAGCCTCAACGCCCCCACTCGTTCGACGCAGCCGAACATCAACGTGATCCGTGTGTCCGCCATTCCAGCCAAAGCGATTATCAATAATCTGTGTTCGGAGAATGTTGTCAAGATCAACGCCCGCACGAGTACAATCGAAAGAGTTTGCTTGAATAAGCCACGAAACTTCCGTTGCAGACAACGTTGATTTAATTCCGTATTCGCAGTTCGACACCGTGTTGCCGCGAACGGAATAACCTTCTGACTGGAAATCTTCCGCTACATCAACAGACAAATCATCAATCAGCAGACCGTTCAAAAACCCGCGCATCTTATTATTGTGTACGGTAAGGCCCTGACACCAGGTATTCAGATTAACCGCAGAGCCAACCTTCGTAGTCCCGGTTCCGCCCTGCCCCTGAATAAAGCAGCGCTCGATTGTCGCGTGGGTGCATCGAGTTAGTGAAATGCCGTTCGTGAAGAAGGTTGATCCATCACGGCTGATCGACAGTCCAAGCAGTTCAATGCCCTTGAACGACCCAGACTCAAGATCGTTAAACACAATCTCCAGTGCTGTGCCGCCGTTCGCGCCGCCTGCCTTACGGGAGATGTTTAAATTTTCGATCCGCAAAGCCGCCGCTACGCCGACCTTACTGAAACTGGTTCTAATCGCCGAGCCGGTATGGCCAGAAAGAATTTTACCACCGTAAGTGTTCGGGCAGTAAATTGTCAATGAACTGTCAGTCGAGATAACAACTTCAGAGTCGGTGTAGTGAGTGTGGTTAATGATAAGAATGCCAGTAGAACCGGCTAGATAATCAATCGCCGCCTGAATTCCGGCTACGTCATTAGTAACTCCGTCTCCCGTCGCACCAAATTGCGGCTCGCACGGATTAGCCACCTTCCACAGATCAATCCAAGCGCGATCTTCCTTCGTCATAAGACCGTCGGCAAGCCAGGTCGCAAGCATACCATAAGACGCAGAAGTGCTGAAAAGAGCAGCATTGCCGTTGGAGTCAAAACCCGCGACTTTATTCGCCCTCGTCGTAAAGTTTCCAAAAGAAGTCAACGTTCCCGCGTCAAGAGCTGCAAGACGGAAAGTCCGATTTTTCAGTCGTTCAAAGTCACGTTTAAGCTGTCCAATCAGCTTTGCCTGATGATCCAGGCCTTCTTCAATTGCGGCGGGATAGAATGCTCGCTGATTTCGGATGCTGGTCGTTTGAGTGTAATCTTCCGATCGTGACACAAGCAACCGATAGGAAGATGAAAGCGGACTTCCACTGTTTGGATAATTAATTGTGCAAGTATTATCTTCATTATACGTCACATCGAACTCAGCCGGATCAACTGCCTCATACGACTCAGTATCAACGTCTTCTTTCCACAGGATCAACGCAGCTTTACTCGACGACGGCCAGGTAATATCCCACGTAGTCGTAACGCCGTTCCCGATGAACTGCGTTTCGCAAATATCAGTAGCAACAGTCATTAGTTTCTCCTCTCAGGGAGTTGTCCAGTTTCAACCAACCAGGCCTCAACTTTATCAAGCGCCTGACGAATGTAGAATAGGTTTTGGAAGGGGAGAAGAGTACGAGCGGAATGAACAGTTGTAGCGGTGGGCTCATCCAAGTTAAGAATGATATTACCTGCGCGTTGTGCTGCATCGAACGATGGCCCAGCCAGCAATTCAATAAGACTGACGCCCTGCCTTTGCGCAATTTGTTTACCTGAAAACGTCGCGTAATCTCGAACCCGCGGAAGCTGCTGAGCCACGTCCCAAGCATCCTGCCCAACCGCGAGGAGGCCGCTACGAGCGATAGCTTCATCCGCATATTTGGCTGGATCAAACTGATTTGCTTCTTCAAGCGTATCACCTCCAACAGCAACTGCCCAAGTATAATACGAAAGAGCGCCCAACGCAAGGGAAAGTAGAGCGCCATTCAGGGCAGCCATATCACCCTGTTGCAATCCCGCCTGCAGGCTCCTGGTGAGAGAGGAAAGCCCGAAAGATTTGAACTGAAAGACAAGGCGGAAGCCTAAGTTCGCGTCGGAGATAAGCGGGCGCTCGAGGCCAGGGGTGACAATGGTGGACTTTAGGTTACTGGACAGGGCCTGCCGGAAGAGAGTTTTCGCCTCCTCATCCGCCCACGCCTCGGTGTTCGGCCACCACAGACCTCGAACTCTGTCTCCGCCGCCCGGCTGCTGCGTTACCTGCTTCCAAATTCGCTCGATATGCTGACCCTCGAGGTTAAACTTAGCCATATATACTTCAGCTTCTTTCAGCCCCATCGGGCCTTTTCCCTCCATAACAGTCTTCATCGCGTCCATGAAGTGAGCTGTATCGAGGACAGCCGCGGCCCTCTTCAACTCTTGGTTCCACACATCGAACAGACCGATAATACCAATCTTATCCGTCGCCCACTGAATGCCTCGCTCAAAACTAGTAAGGCCAGTCGGCTCGGTCATCACATCATACAATGCGTTCTTGCGCGAGTGAAGAATAACGTCCAGGGCTTCACCCGCAAGATAGGCTTCACGAGAATTCAAACGAAGTTCTTTAAAATTCGTAATCAACGGGATGAAGAGGTCACGAAAGACTCGCGTCAATCCGTGTTTCATTACCAGTCGTGATACGTCGGGAATACTCGAAAACAGTGTCGCGCCCATGTAGCGAAGGACGTTGAGATTGCGGACGACGACTCCTGCGCGGTGAGTGAAGTCAGCCGGATTATCCGGGATGCCGCGAGTATGGCGCAGGCGAGAAAGTTGCGCCGTGAACATGCGGTAGAAAGATTTATACTCATCTTCAATTTGCGTTGTGCGATTTTCAAGCGCTTTTTGCGTCAGCGGTTTTCCGTCCTTGCCTACCGCTTTCTCAAGTTGCGCTAGTTTCTTATCTCGTTCCGCCAACATATATTCCAGAGGTCGCGATCCGCGTACATCACCAAACGCCCTCGCAATTTCAATATCCGGGGCCATAGAGTGAATGTAAGCGCGCACAACTTTTTCCGCGTCCATCTCCAGCACGAAGGCGATTTTCTCTGTAGGGATAGTAAGCATACGGGCAATCTCACTTCCGCGAGGACCGGCGATGAGGTCATTATATGGAAGCTTGTCCGGCGTGTTCGCCATTGCGTCAGCGGTATCGCGGGCAAGCTGTTTTGCGTGGTTCATGAATTCAGGTGCATCGCCGTGAAACACGCCAGTCGCGTTGTCCAGCCCTTTATCCATCCGCCAGCGTTCCATCCACGCTTCGCGGCGAGTCCGGCTCTTTCCCGCAAGCTCATCCACGCGAGCTTTCACGCGAGCGGGATCAAGGCCCTTAATTTCTTCAAATAGTTTTTCCTGTCGCAAAGCCCGGCGCTTGTTAATATCAGAAGCTCGCTGCCGCACGGACAGTTCAAGTTCATCAATCACTTGCCGCCAGCCCGCACGATCAAGCGACTCAGCCTCTCCAATCTTATCCGCCAAGTCTGTAAGCTTTGCCGCCCGAACGTCCTGCGCAAGTTCCGTCTTAAGCGCCTCATCCGTATTCGCAAGGTCCTCTTTCAGCGCGTACAGCTTCTCTTCCGCCTTGTCGAACTTTGCACCCTCTTTCGCGAACTGATCGTGCAAGGCCCGAAGCTTCGGGAGGAATTCGGCGTCGGAAAGCCGGGCACGTTCGATCTTGAGAGTGGCAATCTTATTGCTCATCCTCGAAAGGGTCTCGAGGCCGTTCTCTTCAAGCTGATACGCCTGTTCGTACTTGACAGACCGCTTCTCGGCTAGAACCTCGAGGTTCCGATTAAGTGCACGCAGGCGAGCCTTGGTCGCAGACTTCATCGCCTTAAACTCAACAGCGGGCGGACCATACTGCTTTTTCAAATCCTTGATGCCCTGACGAAGTTCCTTGATCTCCTTCTCGTAGGGCGGCCCGGCCAGTTTCTCCTCAATTGGGCGCCGATCAAGTGAGCGGTTTTTCTTGTACTCCTTACGTAGGCTCAAATAGTCCTTGAGTATCTGCATACGGTCTTTGATGCGCTCCTCGAGAAGCAAATCCTCCGGCGCCCGGTTCAGTTCCGCCTTATCCAGGTCCGCGAGCATCTTATCCCGGAGCTGCTTCGCAATATCACCGGGAAGGTTAATGTCAGCAATAGCCTGTTCAACACCCTTTCCGCGAGCAACCTCCTTAGCGAAGGCCGTGTCGAACTCGTTAAGAAGAATTTGGTGATAGTGCGCGGCAAGTTCTTTCTCGAGTCGGATGCGGTAACGTGAGGCCTTAGCTGCGTCAATCATGCGGGCGAAGTAGGATTTATCGCCCTTGATCTCAGTATCGACGTTCTTGTAAATCCCAGCCTCTTCCGCCAGCTTAAATATTGGATTGAAGACGTGGGTGCGGATTGCATTTGCGGCCTCACGAACTTCCGGGGCCACCACATCAGCCGTATCGTCGGTCAGGGCCCGGCCAACCTCAACCGCAAACTCCTTTCGCGTCATCTTGTTCAGACCCTTAGCGCGCAATGCGGCCTGGATGCCGGGGGCTACGGACGGAGGACGGCCAGAGAACACATACTTCTGATATGCCTTGACGTATGCTTCATGAGCTTTGTAGAACTTTCCGTAGTGTGAGTCGGCGCGGTCTTTAATCGTCCCGCCCGGCGCAGTCGCTTCGCCACGAAGATTAACCTCACCCATCACGCCGCCGTTATCCATCTGCCAGGCGGCCCAACGAACGGACTCCCATTTCTCTTTTGTTCCGGGCTGATTAATCATCCGGTTAGTTGGAGCTACACGGTCGAAAATTGGATCGAGGACTTTGGTGAGAGTATTTTTATACGTCCCACCTTTTGGGTCGAATGTTTCTTTTGCGCCTGCAGACGAACTTCCGAAGCCGTTATCACTTTCGTACTTTGCAACTTCAGCTTCGTTAAGCGTTTTCGTTACAGTTTCTTCAACGATGCGGGCTTCGTTTTTAAACTCAGGCGCATTAACGAGTTTAGTTTCCGGTACGCCAGCTTTAATCTTCGGGGCTTCAGAAGATTTAAGCAACTCTTTAAACTGCGTTTCCGGCATGTCCACATAACGACCCTTAGACAAGCCTTCAGAAACGAGGTCCTCAATCTTCGTTGTAAACCTCGGTGCTTCTCCCTCTTTCGTCGGAAGCTCAAATACACGTACATGGCCCGACGGTGGCTCGGGCGCTTCAAATTTAAAATGAACTTCACTACCCCCTTTCGACCCGAGTTTGGGTATGGCTCGTGAACCGGGTTCATCAACCATATCACGGCTCATCCGCGCCAATTCTTTATTCGAGAGCCCGTGCGCAAGCGACCCGAGAATTCCGCTCAACACCGCCTGTCCGAGGACGGAGGTAAAGCTCTCCTCTTCCGTTCTATCCATCTGGTTAAGCTGAAGCGGCACTTCTTGCAGTACGCCGCCGATGGTTCCGTAAAGTAATGCGCTGCGGGCGGCCTTGAACACGGACTGTCCCGCCTTTACTTCCGGGCCGATAAGAGGAATGAACATAGTTGGACTGAAAAATCCACCAGCAATTCCGCCCAAAATTCCAGCATACCCGCTTCGCGCATAGTCCATCCGCAAAGCTTGCTCATCACGGAGCTTCTGAACCCGATAATCGAATTCCCCCTGAGACACAGACGAAACTAGATCATCCTTATAATCCATCAACCCCTTATCTTGAATAGCCTTCACTGGGTCGAAATTCAAATCAACATCGTATCTCGGAGCGGAAAAATAATCTAGTGCGTTAAGCACATCATTCTCAAGCTTGAACCCGGAAGCGAAGGAACTCAACCAATCGAGCGGTTCGGCTGGTTCCGGGGAAACCTGAGTTTCCGGCTGATCCGGCCCGAACGCATTCAGATAAACATCGCTCATTGATTTTCTCCAGGCGCAACCCAATCACGATAAATACGCAGACGAATTTGATAGTCAGTCTCACCCGGATGTTGCTTCCGCTCATCCGCCATAGCCTCGGGAGTTAATTTCGGAAGACGCAGGTCGGGGTAGTCTTTAAGGAAAGAAGCGGAGGGGGGAGGCGCATTCACTGCCGGTGCGGGTGGCTTTTCTTTTTGAGGAGTAATAACGGTTGATCCGCCGCGAACACTAGGAACAGTCAGGGGACCACGCTTCGGGAGCCTGCTTACAGCTTCGTCTTTCTGTTTATTCAACTCTTCAAGTTGCTGTTCGAGCATTTTAGTCATTGAGTTAGTGTCGGAAGTGCCCCTAGTCCGTTCGTTCTCCAGGCCCTTCTCCGTTTGGAGCTGTTCTTTGATTCCGTCAATCTTAGCATCAATACCAGTCACGGTCATCAAATTTAGTTCTCGCGTCCGTAAAGCCGGTTCATCCGAGAACCGAACACGAGTTGGAATTTGCCGCCACATACCGTCCGAACTTTGGACCAGCACGCCGTAAGAGGGAGCCAACGGCGCGACGGGGATTTCCGTTTTAAACACTCCATTAATCATTGAGCCGATCGTAGAACGCCAACCACCTTCGGCCTTGTTGCCCGCTGCGCGCCAACCTTCTACCTCACCAAGCGTGCGCCGGTCGTCAATGAGTTGATAAGTTTTGAGGTCCTTGTAGCCGGAAGCCGCAAGCTGTGCGCGGGCTTGTTTATCCAGATCGACGGGCGTCATATAGGCGGGCAGGCCGAGACGTTCGGGCGGCGCCCGCATGAAGGTTTTCAGACCCACGACGGTCACACCCCAGTTATTGGGAATTTCCGCGTTAGTCGCTGCTGTGGCCGCGGATTGATCGCCGAGAAACTTTTGGTAATTAAGTTTCCACGCTTCTCGATACCACTCATTAAAAGCAGCGCGGGCGTAGGGAACGTTAGTGAGTGTTGAATTGGAGTCCATCCAAGGAGCGAGGAATGAATTGAGCGCGTTTGCCGCTTTTTTCGGACCATAGTCTTTATCGTCAAAAGTTTTATCCGCTGTTATACGGAACTGCTCCATCTGCTGACGAACGGCAGGATCAGCGCTGTCGCCTCCGCGAATTCGCTTAATCAGCTCATTGTCATTCATCGTCCCGCTCAGCGTACCGAATTGCGAAACCATGCTCTGAATTTTATCAGGGAGAAGATCGAACTGCGTTTCGTTTCCGCTATTCTTCAGATCAAGCAAAGCGCGCATGGCGAAGAGGGCTTTGTTGTCGTCGTTCTGAAGAAGCATGTTACCGAGTAAACCGCGCGCTAGTGGTCCCATGCCGCCAACACGCCAGTTCAGTGTTGTGGCATACGCCATATCTCCCTTGGCGAGTTTCGCATATCCACCCTCATCCTTCATAAGCGCGTCGGCCATCTCGCCGGTAAGCGGGAGGCCCGAGGACAACGCATCCTTCGCCTCTCCGAGCGTAGTCACCTTTTCCTTGCGCGCGTCGAAGACAGCTTTTGCCTGAATAAAATGCTCGAAATCTTGGAATTTACCCTCATTCAGCATAGTTTCCAAATCGGACATATCAACCGTGCCGTTGTACACATCCGTTTTAAGCTGGTTAAACCAAGAGTCGTATTTTTCTTTTGCGTCCTTCGCATTAAGCGCGTCGGCCTGACGCCGGTCAACGTCCCAACTGTCACGGATTGCGAGGCGCTTCTCCAGCGGAAGTCCGTCGAACAGCGGGTCTTTATCAACCGAGGGCGGTTCAGCGTAGCCACCGACTGGAGGGGCATCTACTTCAGTTCCAGCGGTTCCGCCGAAAGCCTCTAAAGCCTTCAATCTTTCTCTATTCCACTGACCAATGCCGATTGAATGGCGACCAGGTCCTGCATCATTCCTATTAATTGAGTCGGGATTAAGGTTCTGCCCGCTTTCCTGCATAAGCGATCCGACGAAACCAGCGGCCTGAACTTGCGTATAACCCTGTTTCATCAAGTACGCGTAAGCAGCCATTGCTCGCGGCGGGGCTTTTCCGTTAATGACTTTCTTCGCGTTATTCAGGCGATTTGTTCGGGCGAGGGCGCCGGGTGTATTAGCGGGACGCTCATAAGCAATGCCAGCTTCTACAGCTTCTGCAAGCGTAGTTGCGGATTTAAGCCGGGCATTCGCTTTGCTTTCCGTCCCGTTCAGTTCATGAACCACGAAAGCAAGCTGCTTACCAAATACACCCTCAACGGGAATTTTCTTCCCGCCGCCATACACAGCCTTCGGCTCCGGCCCCGTCGCACCTTCTTTTTCCAGCCGCTTTCGATAACCCACCGCGGCGAGAGACTCGGTCAAATCAAGTTTCAATTTCTGCTTCGCATCGGGAAGGAGGTTTGAAGCCTCAATGCTTTGGTAAATGGTAGCGAGGCTGGATTTCAACGCCTCATCCGAGTAATTCGCGTAGAGATCAACCTTAGCTTTTTCATAAACCTTTCCAATCCCGTCACGGTAACGAAGCTCGTCAAGCCCGTACTTAAACTTAAGCGAATTATCGAACGCCTTGCCCTTCATATCTGCGATACGGGCTTCAAATTCCGGTCGAATTGACGGAGGAAGTTTAGCGAGGAAGTCCCGCGAATAGTTGTCGAAGGTTAGTTCCGACCGCTGGAGGTAGGTCGGATCATTCGGATCAGCAGTACGATCAAGTTCACTCTGCGTGAGAGTGTACTTTTGTTCCAAATCCGCCATGCCGGTCATAGCGTCGAAGCGGTCGTTTTCAAGCTGATGCTGTTCTACAGTCTTTCCGAGTCCCTGAATAGCCGCGGCCGCTTCTTGCCAGCCTCTCGCCGCAAGCCCCGACGAGTCCTGCAAATACCCGAGGGGCTGCCCCGAAGACTTAGTACGGCCGATTACTTCATTTGGAATTTTCATGCATACCTCGGACGGGGGAGGGGTTTAGCCTGGAAAGTGCTACGGGCACCGCCGATTATAGAGGTGTTACCGACAAGAGAAGAACCAGCGTTGATGAAGCCGCTGAGAAGCGAGCCCACGCCGCCAAGTTGTGCCATCCGCGCCTCGGCTTCGGCATTCGCGGCCTGTGTTAGATAGTTATACTTTTCAATCTCACCAGCTTGTCGCACATTCAGCGCGTCCAGGCGGCCAAGCACAGCAGAGCTACGACGAATGCGCCGGGACGTTTCACTGTTAAGTGAGATACCGCTTCCAGCCTGCAACGCTTCCTGTGTTCCAAGCACTGCAGCGGTCTGCGCGTCTTGACTTTGCTGGTCAATCTGCGATTTCTGTATCGCCCGCCGCGCGTTATCTCTCGCGATTTGAGCATTCATATCCGCGACTTTTGCCTGATAACTTGCTTGCGCAAAACCAATCACGCCGCTGGCAATTGCACCGATAGCTGAAAGAAAAGCCATTCGTTACCTCAAGAAATTATACCAGCGATAATCGCCGACGACAGAGGAAGTTTTTGTGAAGCCAAGAAAGGAAACGAAACGAGCGTGACGTGGTTCATCTTCACGGACGAGGGTGGTTAAATTGAGACAAGCTTTTTTAAGCCTCGGCATCGCCCGCCGAAGGAATAAAGCAGACTCGCGCCAGTGTTTATAAAAAGCCGGAAATGGGTGAAAGAAGAGACGACCGCCTGAACCGAGAAGTGAAAGCCGCCAAACCCCGCAGAGGAACAGCGGTACGCTTTCTACACTAACGATCCAGGCGATCGCCGCCCCTCGGATGGCCGCATCGGCTTCTTCGATACGGTCATCCAGCCCCACCCCGCGCGGGAACACCTTAACCTTCTTAATCTCCATCATCGCCGACCTCCGCATATTCAACCCAACCAAGGACAGAAGCCGGAAGTGGTTTAGTCTGTTCAAAATAGAATGAACCCTCTACTTCCCAAATTGGATCGACAAATGCCATCGCGAGACCGCTTTGAAGATCAGGCGGGTCGCCGTAATCTTCAATCTTACGTTCTTTCAGTTCGTACATTTTATTTCGGCGAGTGCCGACACGAAGGCCACGGGACTCGTTTTGCCAGACCGCGATAGCAGTAATACGTTTTCGGTCGTTGGTGATGCTCTCTTTTTGCGAGGTCGGCATAAGTGCTCGGCCAACACAATCGTACTGAAGGCCGACCACTACCCGACTGGCTTCAACCGGAAGCGTTACAGTCCCGTTTGAAACAACGAGATCAGTGTAGGCCGACCCGTCGAGCAGAGCATTCACCGTCATCCCCTCAAGATGCCAGAGGCCGCTGACCTCAGTCACAAGCGGGTCAAGTGACCAATCACCCGAAGCGATACGACAAGGAAGATCGACGTAAGGAACTTTTGTCGTAATGTCTTGATCGAGTTCGACTGTGATATGTGTGGAGTCCGTGTACGCTGTCACCGTTCCGCGTCCACCACCTCCGCGCCAAATCTTTCCCACATCACCCGCAGTAAAAACCGCACCGCCAGCCGACAAACTAATTGTCCCGGTGAGAGCCGAGGGAAGTACATACTCACTCGGGTAGGTGCCGGGAAGAGTAAGAGCAGCATCAACACCGATGAAATCGTCAATAAGAGTGAGAAGTCTCGTAGAAAGCCGCTCAATAAATTTCCGCGGTTCCCCCTGAAGATAGCGTTCAACAATTGCATAGCAAGTATCGTTAGAGTCCTCTTTCACGCGATGAAGGCTACGGAAGAAACCCTGGGTATCCCAATTGGTCCAACCGAAAATATTATGCTCTTTAACCATGCAGCCGGACAGAGCGGAACCGTCGTCACGCACGGCAAGTACTAGGCGATGCGGGCCGGAATAATAATTCCAGCTCACAACGATGTTACTCGCTTTGAAAAAGTGATTGGACAGGATTGAAACATCAGTGCTTGCGTAGTTTTTGTAAAAATCGCTGTAAGCGAGAAGTCGGACCGACGACCCTTCGTTGTCAAGAAGCATCAAATCTTCATTGATTTGCAGAAGCCCTACGTTCGCGACACCCGAGTAAGACTGCCGATCGACGGTTGCGTCCGTCGCAGTTACAACCCCGTTTGTCCCGGTAAGTTGCCACATGCCCGCCTCGGATGCGAGAAGCAAACCAGCTTTCGTCGGGAGAACGTGACGAATAGAGGTAATGATTTCGCTATCAATCTCAAAGCTGTAGCTGTCTGAGTCAACAACGATACCGCTGTTGTCGTAATTATCGTACTGTTTCGGGCGCGATCCGATGATCGTGAGGGGATTGTTTTCGGTTGATACCCACACCTGACGTTGCTGAAACACCGCGCCAAGGGACGGATAATTGCCTGACGCTTCGGTGAGTTCGACGCTGAACGTCGCCCCGGCACCAGCGCCGGTTGTGGTGATAACTGGAGCAGTGTAATTCTCACCACTATTCTGCACAATAACAGCGAGAATTTCTCCGCCGTACACAACCGGGGCAGCCGAAGCACCAGTGCCTGTTCCATCCGTGATCGAAATACCTGTCGTCACATCGTAACCAGCCCCACCGCCCGTCACATTAATAAACTTAATGCACGAATTTGCGAAAGGATTATTGTGGATTGGCGGGGTACGAGTGAAATCGGGGATGATGTTATTGTCATGAAACTGCGGTCCATACGCCCGCCCGATATACCCAAGTTCCTGCGCTTGCGTCAATTCGTCTTCCATTCCGATGATGGAGCGGTAGACGTTGAAATAAGCAATGTTATCCTGCGGGTCCCACGTGAGGGTCACACCGCCCTGCGTGATTGCATAATTCACGCAGTGATTAACATAGACTTTATCTGAAGCGAGACTTTCTTCCCCATTCTCATCCACCGCTGTTACGGCGAACATGACGGATGAGTCGTTTGTGGAACCGGAAGAAGCTGTCCCTACGAGACCTGTAGGGCGATCGACGACAGGAGAAGTATCGAGCTGCGTTAAAGTCCAACTTGTAGAATTTGTGCGGGTTAAGTTGTAGGGCGCGAAATTCCGGCGAAGGCTGCTGATGCGCAGCGTATCCCGGATTTGGTTGCAACGGATGCTTTTAACCTGACCGGAAGTGAACGGGGTTACGAGGGTGTAAATACGGGCGACGGTAAACGGGGCGGTTGCGCCGGTAAAGTCGATCACATTCCCGAACATATCTTCAAGGCGGAATTTGTCGGCGGTCACATTCTTGACTACACAACACATTCCATCAGCCGCGGAAATACCCGATCCGGCGGGCTTTACCCAATCATTATTACTGAAACCGTGCGCAACGCTAGTGAGTTCATCAAAGAAAACCGCCGTGACACTTTTTTCAGTTTCCAGCACATACGCGCCGTCCTGGAGGAAACGAATATACTCATGGCCGAAAATTACCAAGTAAGTGTTGGCAATGTCATAACCGTACTGAAACGGCCACGCCGTTACAAACTTATCATCGTGAAGAAGAAAATCACAGTGTTGAAAACCGGCGCGTGAAGTAACTCCGCCACGGTAATCTACGAACCAGTTCTTTCCTTCCAGCAGCGCCAGATCGAACTTTTCAATATCCGAGCGATTAGAATACCCAGGCGCAAGAACGCCTGTGATGAGGGAGAATTTTTCAAACTTACCGGCCATTTTAACTCGCTACGAGAAGTGGGCCTACCGGGTAGATGTAAGGGTTTACCAACTGCGGAGCTGAAATGCCGCGGGCAAGAAGACTTTCGGGAATGTAGTCGTAACTCACGAAGTCGATATTCGCGTTCATCTCACGCGCGCGAAGGATGATGCTATTCGCCTCACTGATAAGTTCTTGGGTCTTGCGGGAACTTCCAGTAAGCGGGCGAACAATCTGCCCGGCAAGACCGTAGTAAACGGCCTGTTCAAGCCAGACAGACCAACGAGAAGTGTCAGTTTGGTCCTTCGTGTAAACCAGAACCGGCGCCTCCACATTCGTCAAGAGCGCATTTTTCACGCCCTGCGTACCGAGTTCAAAGGTTCCGTAAGTAGTGAGGAACCGAGGATGGAGATAACTCGACGGCAATTCGTAAGCAAAAAGCCACGGTGGAATGGGCTGAGCGTCAGTCCAATCCACCGTGTCGTCACGTTCGGCCAGGAGTCCAAGTCGCGCAGCTGAGCGCCCCTCACTCCAATGTGCGGCTGCAAGTACAACCCGCCGAACGTTAGCGTACCACTGTGCGCAGAGTTCTGCCTCGCGTGAGGCTTCTTCCAGCGAAGCAATGGACGAGCGCGTCCCGACGAGACTGAGCGCGTTGTTCCAAATTTCCAATACGCTCAGTCCCATTGTCAGTCATCCTCGTCAAGCGGGCCTTTGGCGCCCTTTTTAGCCATCTGACTCAGCGTGGTGGTGGAGGATTTCTTCGCGGCTACTACAGGCGCAGGAAGTTCCTCGAAGACCTGAGCATCCTTCGGGAGTTTGTATCCCTCAGGAACAGCAATCTCAATCACCTCGTTGGCCGAATAGAGCTTGTCGTAGGCAAACGGCCTGGCAAACTTAACGAGCATGTCAGCCTCCGTTAGTTGCTAGCGTCGGGATACGCAGACCACGAAGCGTAGTCCTTCGTGAGGTACGCGTCCGCGGCGCCTGCTGTGAGAGCGGCGGTGCCGGTAATCTGGAGAATACCTAGATACCGCTCGTAGGTGCCCGCCGGGAGGCGGATCGCCAACGCAGTGTAACCTGCGATGAGGGTCGCCTTCGGGATCGCGGCCGTCTGCGCATGGATCGTTGCCGAGCCATCCGTAGCGATCGCAGCCTGGGCATCCGAGGCCAGCTGAAACTGGACCGTGGCGGCGCCGCCCGAGGTCACGGCGGTGGTAATGCGGATCACTGCCCACAGGTCTTCGCCAAGGCCTAGGTCCTTATTCACGATGGAGGTGTCAATAACGTCTCCAACGAGATAAGTACCTGCGGCGCCGGTGTTGAGGGCAGTAGCATCGAGCATTTCAAGTCGTTCATCAAGGATCATCTGTGATCTCCTTACGTCACACGAGCCTCGTCAGCGACGAGGCTATCGGCGCGACGAATGGGGATACCGTCGAACATGACAGTCGATCGACCGGCAAGGTTCTCAATGGTGAGGGTGGAATTCTTCACCTTGTTGATAGCCTGACGACGGAAGAAAGTCTTGATCGTGCGGGAACAGTAGAACGAGAAGCGGCCGACCGAAAGGTTCGGAACCAGCTCCATCGCGCGGACCATGAGGTCCGAGAGATCAGCGCCAGTAGCAGCGTCTTTCGTGAGGTCCGACTTATCAATGTTACAGATACGAACGATGTAGCGCCAGTCGCGGACGACGAGGCCCGCATCCCAACGATAGTGCGTCCGGTAGGCTTCCATACGGCCGCCTGCGCCGTCTACATTTTCGATGGTGACCTGACCCTTGTCTTCGACCTTGATGCCCGAGGAAGAACCTTTCGGGACTACGCCGAAGCAGGTGTTCGGACCCCAACCCACCAGCCAGATGGAGGTGTTGTCAGAACCAGAACCGCCAGCGTCAATGATGTTCTCCGCATTGCTTGCGCTCAACGAATTAAAACGAGGAGCAAAGCCGGTGAACTTTTCAGGTTCGGTCGACTCATTCGCAAAGAACAGGGCCGTAGACATATCCTGCGACATACCCTCGATGTGCGGGCGGTCTTCCGACAAGCGGAATTCCTGCACATTTCCGCTCAAGTCCGCGAGGGCCTTATCGACCTCCGCGTAGGCTTCGAGCATACCGCACGAGTCCGTGACCTGACGGGTCGAAGACTTGTTCGGCTGCACACCGCCGTAGAGCTTACGCCAAGTACCGGACGGGAGGCCAGTGCGGATAGTCGTCCGGTTGCCGGTAGGGAGGTTGCCCTCCAGCCAGACCATATCATCCAGAACTTCGTTGCTCTGGTTCAAAATCTCCACAATAGGAGCAATTCGCCCATCCGGATCGAGCCTCTTCGTGAGGTCGAGCAAGGTCGGATGGGTAACGGCAAGAGTAGCCATGCGTTACTTTCCTTTTGAAGTTGGGTGGTTGTAGATTACCTCAGCAATAGATGCCTGGGATGCTGGAGTTACAGGCGTATTGTTGAGAGTCGGCTCATTCATATCCTTTGCGATTTTCGCCATCATTCGGACGAAGGCGGGATGGTTCCCAGCTCCGGTCAAATCCATAGCATCGCGAAGTTCGGCATCACCATACTTATCGACAAGCTTACCAATCGCGGCGGTGGTCTCCGCAAGTTTGGTCCCCCCGTAAACCGGGTCAGCGAAAACTTTTTCCCGCCACTCATCGTTCATCTTGGTAAAGTCAGCGGCCTGCTTTTCAGCTAAGCTCGTAAGCACCTCACCTTGAAGCTTGTAAAGGGCTGTCGCACGGTCGCCCGCGGACAGCTTTGAGTCGTTCATAGTTTCGAGGAATTTCGTGAAATGAGCGTCCTTCGAGACGTCAGTACCTGCCGGGATCAAATCCTTGAAGTGTTCCGCGGTAAGGACGACCGGAGGTTCCACCGCGACTGGTTCTGTCTTGGGCGGCTCGGCAGCCGGTTCTCCTGCGAGTGGCGTTACCGAGAGCTCAGGACTCGGACTCGGCGTCGTCGTCGGTGTTTCCGGCGTTGCGGAGGGTTCGTTGCTCATTCTCAGACTCCTTAAGCATGGTTAGGTAAAAATCCGGTGCGACGGTGGCGACACGAGACTGAAGGGCCTGACCGATGGATTGGCGGCCGCAGTTGAATGCAGTCGAAAGCGCGTTACCTACGAAAGGGTTGGAGTTAGTTCCAGCAAGCTCAAGCAGCCAGTAGACGGCGCGTCGTCCCTGCGAGTGCTGCATGAAGGCGACGATGGCCTCGTCAATTTCCCGCTCCCGTACCGCAGCTGCGCGGCGAAGCTTGTCAGCCAGTTTCTTTTCTTGCTGCTCGTCCATGTGTCACCATATCATGCTGCGAAAGGAAATGCAATAGACCATATCACGCACTCAGTAGCTGTTGAAGTGCATTTGCACCTCCACCAACATCAGTCTCGCTAAGAGTTTTAGCGCCCTGCGCGATTTGACCGCCCACGTTAGCCGCTTCACGAAGCTTAAGCTGTTCTTCCTGCGCGGCCACGGCGGCGGCGGACTCCTCTTTCGAGTTGATATACTTGGCCTTGACGCCAATATCCCGCCCGTAATCGCGGAAGAGGTCGTCCCAGTTGGGAATATTAAGAGCCTCGGGACGGAATGCCGCGGCCTGCGCAATGAACTGCGTCCACCGTTCGAGGGGCGCGGTGCCGACAGCGGACTGCGCGGAGGAAAGAATTGAAATATACTGAATTTCAATCTCCGCATCCTCAAGACCGGCGGGAGGCTGAGGGAACAAACCCGCCCGGCTCATGATCCCGTAGATGCGGGAGATGGCGGGGGTTAGCGCTTCATTATCGAACCGCTCAAGAACCGAGCCAAGGAGTACAAGTTTCTCTTCCCGCCTTGCATCGATCTCAGTCGCCGTCCGAACGGTGTCGAGGTTGGAGATCATCATGAAGAGGTCATTGTGGAAGATGGTGCGGATGCGCTGCTGGATTTCCCGAATGTCCATAGTCAGTGCGTTAATATCGGGATTCACGGTGTAGATAGGCTTCGCGCCAACGTTCCCGTTGTTCAGGCCCGCGACGAAAGTTACTCCGCCTGGAAGAAGTGCCGAAGGCCTGTTCTGCATTGAAATGTCAGCGAGGATTGGCGGGCGGTTCACGTAGTCAAGGGACTGTGCCTTGCGCCGGTTCTCCTGTTGAAGCTGCATCGTGTCCGCGAGTGCGTCCATTCCAGGGCAGGTTCCGTAGGGATCGTTTCCGTTAACCTCCCAGCGAGAGAAGAAGCCCGGCTTCTCATTGTATCCTGCAATGGACAAAACGTTTCCAAGTTCGTAACCGGAAAGCCAATACATTTCCTGGTAGGCGCGGCTCTTCGGTACGCCGGGGAGTTCTTGATCGTTAGGCTCGACCATATGACGAACGGTGAGTGGGGCGAGACGGTTTGCGCCACCCTGCTTATATTTGTCCTTCACTGCCTGCGGAACATTTTCTTCCCCGAAACGCTCGATGCACTGTTCGACGGTGTAAACGAACTCGCGGCCGAAACGGTTAACCAGTCCGGTCGCGTCAACGCCCAGGAAATACTCACCGAGGGACGCGGAATAGCAGCGGAAGATGAAGCGGGGGTCCTCGTAGATCAGTGTTGCGTTAGTTCCGAAGAGGCCGAGATCGAGATACGTTACCGCGAGACAGCTGTAGAAATTCGTCGCGGACATGGCGGAAAGCATAAGGCGTTCTACCTCATCCAGCCAGCGACGGACGGGGTAGTTTTGCTCATCATTGTAATGACGGAGCTTAAGACGGAACCACGGGCGGGCCGGAGAGGTTTTACCGTTCAGCATTCCCGCCCCGAGAATTCGAGCGCAGTTAGTCCCCGTCCCGTCAATGATATTCGGATTTCGGACTGCCCGCGAAGCCCGCTCACTCGCACTCATCAGCCACACGTATCGCTTCGGGAGGAAGAAGTCCGCGATAAGTTTCCAAATCGGAAGAATGTCCCGCCGCTGGACTTCCATCTCCGAGAAGATTTGGATTTTCTTACGGTGAACTTCAGTTGAAATAATCACTGGCCGCTCCCGCCGATAAGACTGCGCTTCATGGTGCTTGCGCGGGACTTGAGCCCGCTCGTAGCCCCGGTGGAGATGAAAGAGGAATAGGGACGGTACGCCCGATCACCTGCCGCGACCGCTGAAGCATCCGCACGAGTTGGCGTGTTGGGTGGCGGATCAGGCTTCTTAATGCTTGGGAAGAGGAAGCTCATTAGTTTAACTCCATCGAAAGAGGGTCGTAATCAGGAATAACGACAGGTGAGTGGGAAGTAGTTACACCGGGGATGCGAGGAGTGAAGGGGATGGCGAATGTGACTGCGAGAGCATCGGCAAGGTTCGGAGACTTAATCCTCCGCCTTCGCATGTCCTTCTTGCTCTCGAGAAGGATGCACTCGATACCGGAACGTTCAACAAGGCCGTAGTTGGGCGCGGTCAACTCGTCAACCATGGTCATTTCGAGCCCCTTGACGGAGCTGACGATAGAACCAGTCGAAAGCCAGTTTTTCATCGCGCCCCAGATTTCCGCGCGCTTGTTCGCATAGTTAACCCCGTCATTGTTCACATTATCGGCCCCGGAACCGAAGTCAACAGGAATGACTGGAAACATAAGTTGGTTGAGTCTATCGACGACGCCGCCGCCAACGCCGCCTGAGTCTACGTAGATGACTTGAGCCTGGTGACGATGCGCGGCGGCGACAATTTTGGCGACCAACTGCATCGTGTTGAGACCTTGATAAACCTCGACTTCGCGTGATGAGGCATCTCGACCGCAGCGGGGATAGATGACGGAGAAGTCGTCGCCGAGGCGGGCAACGTCAACTCCGAGGACGACAGGTTCTCCGAAGGGGATTTCAACCTCGCGGCCTACAGCCTCTGTTGCGAGTTCAAAGGAAATAAAAGACTCGGCATCTACGCGAGGGAAAACCCCTCGGACGCGAACGCGAAAGAAGTCGCTGTCTTCGCCCCAATCCCGAAGCCACTC